AGAACAACTTGAAAAATATGTATAGTATAATATTAGGTGTATTAAAAAATGTTTTAGTATTTCTAAAAAAATTAGATTTTAAATCTTTATTAATCATAGCACTAATCCTAATAATTTTATTTATTAAAGGATGTGGAGGTAATCACCCACCAACACCTACAAAAATTATTAAAATTGATGGAAAAAAATATAGCGTACTTAAACATACGATTGATACTACATACATTTCTAAAAACACAGTCATATATCGTAAAGGTAAAGACATTACTATTGAAAAAGAAATCCCAATTTATATTCCTCTAAATATAGATACATCAGCAATAATTAAAGATTATTATACAAGTAGATTATATAAAGATACACTTACATTAGATTCATTGTCGTTTGTTGTTATTAATGATACTATAGCAAAAAATAAAATAGAATCGAGAAAATTTAGCTCTCATATAGTATATCCAGTTATTAAGGAAACTATAATAGTAACTGAATTACCTAAAAATCAGTTTTTCTTAGGTGCAACCCTTGGATTTGATAAAACAAACATAGTAAATTTTGCAGGTCCTTCATTCATATTTAAAAGTAAAAAAGACTATTTATACTCTTTTGGTATAGGTTATAGCAACGCTAAAACCGTTAGTATACAAGGAGGAATGCTTTTTAAAATTAAATTAAAAAAATAAGTTTTGGAACATCAAATAAAAGATATAATGAGGCAGGAGTACATAAAGTGTCTCCAAGATCCTGCCCATTTTATGAAAAAATATTGTTACATTAGTCATCCTCAAAGAGGAAGAATTATGTTTCACTTATATCCATTTCAAGAAAAGGTATTAGGTTTATTCCAAAAAAATCCATACTCTATAATACTTAAATCTCGTCAGTTAGGTATATCTACATTAGCTGGTGGGTATGCTTTATGGTTAATGTTATTCCATAAAGACAAGAATATTTTATGTATCGCAACTAAACAGGATACAGCTAAGAATATGGTTACTAAGGTAAAATTTATGTACGATAATTTACCTTCATGGTTAAAAGAAAAAGGTAAACCCTTAGAAGACAATAAACTAACTCTCAAACTAAATAACGGCTCTCAAATTAAAGCAACGTCTGCCTCGAGCGATGCAGGTAGATCAGAAGCTGTGTCCTTACTATTAGTAGATGAGGCCGCTTTTATTGAGAATATCGGAGAGATTTGGGCATCAGCTCAGCAAACATTAGCAACGGGAGGAGGAGCAATTGTTCTTAGTACTCCATATGGAACTGGAAACTGGTTTCACCAAACATGGGTTAAAGCAGAATCATCTGAAAATGATTTCTTACCTATCAGACTTCCATGGTATGTTCATCCTGAAAGAGACCAGGCATGGAGAGATAAACAAAATGACTTATTAGGAGATCCAAGATTAGCAGCACAAGAGTGTGATTGCGACTTTTCAAATTCAGGAGATACTGTATTACATCCTGAATATATAAAATACTACGAAGAAACTTATATTAAGGAACCGTTGGAGAGGCGAGGAGTTGATCGTAACTTATGGGTATGGGAATCTCCAGATTATACTCGTCAGTATTTAGTAGTAGCGGATGTAGCTCGAGGTGATGGAAAAGATTTCTCAGCATTTCACGTTATTGATGTAGAAACCAATACACAAGTAGCTGAATATAAAGGGCAAATTGGAACTAGAGAATTCGGGTATTTATTAGTAGGAGTAGCTACTGAATATAATAATGCTTTATTAGTAGTAGAAAATGCAAATATAGGATGGAGTACATTACAAACCATTCAAGAAAGAAACTATGCTAATCTATATTATTCTCCAAAGAATGGGGAAATTACAGCTGATTCATATTTTGATCAATTTATGGATTCGAGTAAAACAGTAGCTGGATTTACAATGTCTTTAAGAACAAGACCTATGGTAATAGGTAAATTTCAAGAATATGTTGGTGACAGATCTGTAATTATTCAATCTAAAAGATTATTAGAAGAAATGAAAGTATTTGTTTGGAAAAATGGTAGAGCTGAAGCTCAACAAGGATATAATGATGATTTAATTACATCATTTTCTATTGCTATGTTTTTAAGAGATACAGCATTTAAATTTAAACAACAAGGTCTAGATTTAACTAGAACTGCATTAAATAATTTTTCAACCGGGAAAAGTCAATACCAAGGAGCATATTTCGCAAGAGGAACAGATAATCCATATTCTATGAATATAAAGGGCCAAAGCGAAGATTTAACATGGTTAACAAGATAAAATAAACAAAAATGGCAGATAAAAGTGTATTTACAAGATTAAAGAGGTTATTTTCTTCGGATGTAATCATTAGGAACCAAGGAGGAAATAACGTTCGTGTAATAGATGTTAATCACATCCAAACTACTGGAGAAATTGAAACTAATTCACTCCAAGATAGATTTAATCGAATATATAGCAGCACAAACCCATCATCTTTATATGGAGCTCAATTCAATCTTAATTATCAATATTTAAGAACACAAATGTATTCTGAATATGATGTTATGGATACTGATGCTATTATAGCCTCTGCTCTAGATATTATTGCAGATGAAAGTACATTAAAAAATGAACAAGGAGAAGTATTACAAATTGTAAGTAGTGATGAAGACGTTCAGAAAATATTATATAACTTATTTTATGATGTATTAAATATAGAATTTAATATGTGGTCATGGGTAAGACAAATGTGTAAATATGGTGACTTTTTCCTAAAACTAGAAATAGCTGATAAATTTGGAGTATATAATATTATTCCATACACTGCATATCATATTGAAAGACAAGAAGGATATGATAAAGCAAGTCCTGCATCTATAAGGTATGCATTTTCACCTGATGGTTTTGCTGGAGGCAGTTATGGTTATTATAACTTACCAAATCAACCTACTAATTCAAATCGAATTTATTTTGATAATTATGAAATGGCCCACTTTAGGTTGTTATCAGATGTAAATTATTTACCTTACGGAAGAGCATATATTGAACCAGCGCGTAAATTATATAAACAATACTCTTTAATGGAAGATAGCATGCTTATCCATAGAATAGTTAGAGCGCCGGAAAAACGGGTATTTTACATTAATATTGGAGGCATTCCACCTAATGAAGTAGAAACATTTATGCAGAAAACAATTTCTGCCATGAAACGTACTCCATATATTGATCCTGAAACTGGAGAGTATAATTTGAAGTACAACATGCAGAATATGATGGAAGATTTCTACATTCCAGTTCGTGGAAATGATGCAACTACTAAAATTGATACTTCAAAAGGTTTAGAGTATGATGGTATTAAGGATGTTGAGTATTTAAGAGATAAAATGTTTGCTGCCTTAAAAGTTCCAAAAGCTTTTATGGGTTATGAAAAAGATTTAACTGGAAAAGCCACACTAGCAGCTGAAGATATTAGATTTGCTCGTACAATTGATAGAATACAGAGAATAATATTATCCGAACTTGAAAAAATTGCTTTAATCCATTTATATACACAGGGATATGATGGTGAACAATTAACTAATTTTAAATTATCTCTTACTACTCCTTCAATTATATACGATCAAGAACGTTTATCTCTTTTAAAAGAAAAAGTAGATTTAGCTGTAACTATTTTTGAAAATGATGTTTTACCATCTGATTGGGTTTACACTAACGTATTCCATTTAAGTGAAAGTGAATTTGGTGAAATGAGAGATTTAAATGTGGAAGACGCAAAACGTAGATTCAGACTAAAACAAATATCAGAGGAAGGAAATGATCCATTAGAAACAGGTAAATCATATGGTACACCTCACGATTTAGCAACATTATATGGTACTGGAAGATATGATAATACATCTGATGTTCCTGCTGGGTACAATGAGAAAGCTACTTTAGGACGCCCTGAGGAAAAGGCCTCAGATATAAATACTCAGGGTAATGCTTTTGGTAGAGATAGATTAGGGGTTGCTGCTATGAAAAAAGATGATCAACCATCATTCGGTAAAACCAATTATAAAGGTGGTTCACCTCTAGCGCTAGAAGGATCTAAAAAATCATATTTTCAAAATAAAAAATTATTAGAGAATATGAAAGTAGAACGTAAAGTAATGATTTTCGAATCAGATAAAAATAAAGAGTCATTATTGGACGATTCCCAGTTACGAGACTAACACTTACATATATTTATAAAAAATACATTGATGAAACATAATAGGACAAAAAATACAGGTATACTATTTGAATTATTAACAAGACAAATCACTTCAGATATTTTATCAGGTAAAGATTCGCCTGCATCAAAAATAATTAAATCTCATTTTGTTAATACTGAATTAGGAAAAGAATACAAGTTATATGAGTCTATTTTTAAAAATAACTTTGTTAGCGAAGCTAAAGCTAATATGGTTATAAACACGGTATTAGAATCTTCTAAAAAATTAAATCGTACATCTTTAAGAAAACAAAAATACAATTTAATCAAGGAAATAAAAGACCATTATAACCTAGACGAATTTTTTAAAACTAAAGTTTCAAACTACAAAGAATTAGCATCTATATATGTTTTATTTGAAGTACATAGTGATCCAACATATTCAAATCCACAGATTACTATAAATAATAAAACTACACTTTTAGAATATTTAACAAAACCTAAAAGAGAAAAAGAACACACCCAAACAATTATTGAGGAATTTCAAACATATGATAAAGATTTACGTATTTTAACTTATAAGATTTTACTTGATAAATTTAATACTAAACACGCTCATTTAAATGAAAACCAAAAAACAGTATTAAAAGAATTTATTAATTCAATAGACTCAGCCCCAAAACTAATGAGATTTTACAATGATAAGATAAACGAAATCAAATCAGAAATAAAAACTCAAATCACCAAAACAGAAGATGTTGTTGTTAAAATTAAACTAGAGGAAGTAGGTAAACTATTGACTGAGATTGACAAAAATCAAAAAGTTAAAACAAACAATTTGGTTGATTTACTTCAATATTTTGAGCTTTTAGAAGAATTAAAACATACTAATGGATAATTTAAAAGTCAAAATCAAAAAGATATGTCAAGAATATCTTAAAAAATTAAAAGAAGAATCTACAACAGGTGGTGGAACAGCTAGTAGTGCTGGAATGACTACAGGTACTGGAGAACAATATGCTACACCATTTGCCTTTAATTCAAATAAAAAAGCTAAAGGTACAGCTAGTAATTATTACTATAAATTAGGATATAAATTAGCACCAAATCAAGTAACTGAAACCAATAAATCTACATATGGAACTGGAAATTTAGGACCTGGTCCAAAAGCAACAGAACATGGAGTAGAAGATAATTATTATGTAAAGGCGTTCGGTTACAAAGTAGTTAATCGTAAAAAACAAGCTGATGCTTCTAAAGCTGTAGATTATAAAGATTTATGGGGAAAAACATACAAATAATAATATGTATAGATATAAATTAAAAGAAGAAACACCACAAACTCCTAAACAATATCAACAAACCCGGTTAAATGGATTTGATGAAGTTATAGATTTAATAGGACAAATACAACCTCTTTTAAAAGAAGCTAGGCAAAAAACAATAGAATACTATAATAATAATCCTGAGTCCTATGATGTAGTATATGGTACGGATTTAATAAAAGATTACTTATTAGATATAACAAAAATATTAAAAAAATAAAAACAACATGGTAAATATCCCAGTAAATTTAGGAGGAACATTTTTAACAGCCAGTCAATCAATTACTGGAGCATTTTCAGGAATGATATGTTTAGGAATAGGATCAGGAACCGGAATAACAGGCTCAATTATTTCAGGTATTAAATATGGTTCTTCTTTTACTAACAATACAATTACAGAAGCAACAGGTGTATCGTTTACAATGGCTCCTGGAACTACATTCCCAATGGTCATAACTTCTTGTAGTTTAGCAGCAAATAGTGCTCCCGTATTTTTATATTCATAATTTTAAATAAACAATGAAAACTTTACAAACACAATATAATCTTATTAAAGAAGGAAAAGGAAGTAAACATATATTTTTAAAGGAAGCAAAATCGCTTTATCCGGATATGATAACTAATTTTTCTGATTTTGAACAAACCGAAAAAATCCTTAAAAATAGAGGGGTAATTAACGAGAATTTTGTTGGATTACGACCCATTAACGATTGGGAACCATCTCCAAAACAAGACTATGAAATAGCATTTAAAAATTTCTTATCTGAAATGGAAGAAGAAAAAGTTAAAGCTGATACTAAAAAAGTATCCAAATATGTAGAAGATACTGATGCTCATAGTTTTGATAACAAAAATCGTAAAAATATCGATAACTTAAGTGGTCAAGAAGTACTTAATGGATTTTATACCGAATTAAAAGCGCCTAAAAACGCAGATAAAACGAAGGATCAATTAATGGACATCGTCACTAAAAACATATCTAAAGACCCGTTATACTACATTAAAAACGGCCAATTTGGAACAGAAGGAGTGGGATATACTGAAGATGCTCCAGGTTTAGGTAAGCCTAAAGAAGCAAAAGGTAAATATAAGTCTAGTGGGTATGGTGATTTAGATAATAAACAAACAGCTCCAAAATCAAACGTTAAAGATTCAGGTAAAAGTGAATACAAAACGGGTATGCCTAAGAAAGTAAAAGAAATGGATATGAAAGCTCAATCTTCTAAAGGTGTACAAAAAATGACCACTCCAGGTAAACCAAAAACAATTAAAATGGAATTAAAAGAAGGTATTTATGATAGAGATATATTATCAAGACCTTTATCAAATCCTGACATAACACCTTTAGAACGATCACCTGAAGAGTTGAATAAAGAGACAGATGGTAGATCTGAAAACATTTTACGAATGAGATATAATAAGCAAATTAATGATCCTGAAATATCCGATGAAGAATTAAGATACATATTAAGTGGTAAAGGTGTAAAAGGTTTTGGAGGAACTAAGAATGCTGTTGATAAAATTATAAATAGTAGAAAGTTAGAAGAAAATCAAGAATCTAACGAAGATATATTAAAAGACTTAATATCAAGACATGACTGGTATTTTGAAATGAGTGACGATAATAATAAATACAAAGACGGTCAAGCATCTGAAAAGAAAGTTATGGATTTAGTAAATAGAATGGGAGCTAAAGGTAAAGAAATTTACAACTCAATGGCCCCAAAAGACAGACAATTAAAAGAATCAGCAAATAAAGATTCATTGAAAAATCTATTATCAAAACATGATTGGTATTTTGAAATGAGTGACGACAGTAAAAAATACGCACCCGGTAAAAGATCCGAAAAGGAAATTATGGATTTAGTAAGTAAAATGGGAGATGAAGGTAAAAAAATCTACAATTCAATGGCTCCAAAAGACAGACAATTAAAAGAATCAGTAGTTGATAAAATAGTAGAATCTATTCTTAGAAGACTTAAGAAAATTAAATAAAATGAATAAACAACTTCTAATAGAAACTAGACCATTCCAAGTTAATCCAATGCAGCTTGTTGAAGGAACTAAAGGATCTTCAGGAAACCCATTAGTAGAAGGCATTTTAGCTACAGTGGAAGTAAAAAACGGAAACGGAAGATACTACAAGAGAGAATTATGGGAAAGGGAATTAGAAACATACATGCAGAGCATTAAGGAAAATCGTGCAACTGGAGAATTAGACCATCCTAGTACTGAAGTTATCAATCTAAAAAACGTATCCCATGCTATCAAAGATATTTGGTGGGACGGAGATAATATTATAGGTAAAATCGAAATTCTACCTACCCCATCAGGTAATATCCTTAAAGCACTTATAGAAAGTAATATCTCAGTAGGAGTATCTTCAAGAGGTATGGGTAGTTTAAAACAAGAAGGTGACTTAATGGAAGTACAAGATGATTTTACATTAACGTGTTGGGATTTTGTATCTACTCCTTCTAATCCAGGTAGCTGGATGCACCCAATAAATGGAATGATGAACGAAGGTTTACAATCAACTAAAACAAATAAGTATTCTAAAGTAAATTCTATTCTTTTTGAAATATTATGCGCTCACGGCACTTGCCCAATAATTTAAAATCTATCATAAAATAATATTTTAGAACTGATGTCTCCCCTAAAAAGGAGACATTTCTTTTTGTAAAATGCGACTTTGATAAAAATGTGGCATACGTATAGCTATAATGTACTATTTTCATTCTACTATATAGTACCAAACAATCATAACCCCAATTACAATTACTAATAATTGTATTTCCAAAACAAATTTAAGGAAAATGTCAACAAACAGAGATTTATTAAAAGAAGCGATCGCTGACGCTAAAGCAGTAAAAGACACAGCAATTGCAAACGCAAAAATGGCTCTTGAAGAAGCATTTACTCCACATTTAAAATCTATGTTCTCCGCTAAAATCAACGAGATGGAAGAGGAAGATATGGATGAAGATATGGATTACAATGACGAAAACATAGAGCAAAACGAAGCCAAAAAAAGAGGTGGAGAAAATGAAAAGGTTGTTAAAGAATTCTATTTAGATGAAGACGAAGACGAAATTAATCTAGAAGAACTCATGTCTGAATTAGAAAAAGACGAAATGGAAGAAGAAGTTAATAATCCTAAACGTTTTGAAGCTCACGGTAATATAGCTTCTGGAGGAATGTCAGATGATGCTTTAATGGAAGCCGAAGAAGAAACTGAGGAAGAAATGAGTATTGAAGACATGTCTGAAGGAGATTTAAAAGATTTCATTGAAAGCGTAATTAAAGACATGGTTGAAGCTGGAGAAATTGAAGCTGGTCACGAAGAAGAATCCGAAGAAGAAGAAGAAGAAGAAGGTGAAAGTATTGATGAGTTCTTAAACGAAATGGAAGGTGATGATCTTAAAGAATATGGTCAATTCGAGCATCCAATATCAACTGAGGACGCTCTTAAATTAACGGATGAAGAAATTTTATCTTTGGTGTGCAACAGATTTCCAAAAAATGAACTGTGTAAAGACCTAAAAGAAAGTAAAGCATCAAAAGCTGCAAAATTAAAATCAAGCAAAGAATTAGAAGAAGCATACAGCGTTATTAGATCAATGAAAAAAGACATTAACGAAGTTAACTTACTAAACGCAAAACTACTTTACACTAACAAAATCTTCAGAGGTAAGAGCTTAACTGAATCTCAAAAGATTAATGTATTAGGTGCTTTTGATAGAGCAACAACAACAAAAGAAGCTAAACTTGTATATGAATCATTGTTAAGTAACTTAAAAACACCAACAAGAAACATTCAAGAAAATTTAGGTAGAGCTTCCAAGTCAATAACTGTTCCTCAAACAAAACAACCTATTATTGAATCTAATGATATGATAGCAAGGTTCCAAAAATTAGCAGGTATTATTTAAAACAAACAAACAAACAAAAACAAAAACAACAGAAAAAATGGCAAACATTCAAAACTTACTCGAATCAGCTAACCCGTATAAATCACTACAAGGTGACGCGGCTAGATTAGCAAACAAATGGGGTAGAACAGGATTGTTAGAAGGTATCAAAAATGAAACCGAGAAAAACAATATGTCTATGATCCTTGAAAACCAAGCAAAACAATTGGTAATTGAAGCCTCTCAAACAGGAGGTGGTACTTCTTCAACAGCTACTTTTACAGCAGGTGTTGGTGAACAATGGGCAGGTGTAGCCCTTCCGTTAGTTCGTAAGATCTTCGGTCAAATTGCATCAAAAGAATTCGTTAGTGTTCAACCAATGAACTTACCTTCAGGTCTAGTGTTTTTCTTAGATTTCCAATATGGTACATCTAAAAATCCATTTACAGCAGGTAAATCAATGTATGGTGATACTGGTTCTAACTTCGGTAACACAAATGCTGGTGGTTTATATGGCGCTGGTAGATTTGGTTACTCAATTAACAACACTTCATCATTCCAAGTTACAACTACTGGTTCAGCTACTTGGGCTACTTTCGGTTTAGATAGTGATTATTCAGCTTCAGCAGCAGCAGGTTCTTGGAAAACTGTAACTGTAGGTATAGGATCAGTAGCTGATTTCTTAGCAGCTAGATCATTCACACTTACTTCAGGTTCTGGAACAGGTGCAATTACAGTAACAGATAACTTACCAGCATTTACTAATTTTAGTACAGCAAATAGTACTGTAACTTTTGTTATTACTGGTTCATTATTGGTTCCTTGGTCAACAACTTCTGTATTTACTTGTTCATATTCATTACAACCAACTGATAGATACAGAGGTGATTTTGAAGATGCTAACACTGCTTTGAACGCAAATAACAGTTCAATTACAATTCCTCAAATCAACGTTCAAATGAGATCTGAAGCGATTGTTGCTAAAACAAGAAAATTAAAAGCATCATGGACTCCGGAATTTGCTCAAGATTTAAATGCATACCATGCATTGGATGCTGAAGCTGAATTAACTAGCATCATGAGTGAATACATCAGTTTAGAAATTGACTTAGAAATTTTGGATATGTTGATCGAAACTGCAGCTGCAGGTACTGAATATTGGTCAGCAGTAAATAACCAAAGTTTAAGTGTAAGTGGTACTACTGTAACTAACAACCCATCTTTAGGTTTCTATAACACACAAGGACAATGGTTCCAAACATTGGGAACAAAAATCCAAAAATTGTCAAACGCAATTCACCAAAGAACATTAAGAGGTGGTGCAAATTTCATCGTTTGTTCTCCAACAGTAGCAACTATCTTGGAATCAATCCCAGGTTTTGCAAGTACTTCTGATGGTGAAGCTTCAAAAATGACTTATGCATTTGGTGTACAAAAAATGGGTCAATTGAATGGTAGATATCAAGTATACAAAAATCCATACATGACAGAAAACACTGTATTGATGGGTTACAGAGGTCAACAATTCTTGGAAACAGGTGCCGTTTTTGCTCCATACATTCCATTGATCATGACTCCGTTAGTGTACGATCCAACTACATTTACTCCTAACAAAGGTCTATTGACTAGATATGCTAAAAAAATGGTTCGTCCAGAATTTTATGCAAAAATCCAAATTTCAGGTTTAAATACTCTATAGTAATAACCTTACTTTTTAAATTAAGCCGAGCAAAAGCTCGGCTTTTTTTATCCTCAAAATTAATCTATATATTTATAATAAAAATACTTATGTCTGATTACAACAAATCCAAAGAAGCACAAGAAGTTTTTAAAAATAAAACTAAACCAAAAACTCCTATTAAATTCGGAATTTCATTAAATGAAGAACAAAAAGAGGGTAAAAAAATCATTCTAGATAATACAGTATCTGTACTTAAAGGTAAAGCAGGATCTGGAAAAACTCTTACAGCAATTCAAATAGGACTAGACTTATTATTTCAAAAAGAAGTAGATAAAATAATAATAGCTAGACCATATATTACGGCTGGAGAAGATATAGGATTTTTACCTGGAGGTGTGGATGAAAAATTAGCATACTTAACAGCTCCTATATATAATATAATGCACGACCTAATTGGGATACAGAAAACAGAAAGTTTAGTAGCAGAAGGGAAAATAATTATAGCTCCATTCGGTTTTCTTAGGGGAAATACATTCTCATCTTGCTATGTTATAATAGATGAAGCACAAAACGCAACTCATGGTCAAATAGAGTTAATGTTAGGAAGATTAGGATTAAATAGTAAAATGATATTTTGTGGTGATATGTCTCAATGTGACTTAAAAGATAAAAAATCATCAGGATTTGATTTCTTTACAAGACTAGAAACTAATGTAGATCAAATCAAAATCATAAGTTTAAAACAAAATCATAGACATCCAATAGTAGATAAAATATTAGATGTGTATAATGAATATAGAAATTAAATTTTATAATATTTATAACGAACCAATAAATAAACAATGGCTGCAGGTAGGTACTCTTTTACAATTGAGCAAGGCTCAACATTAAATTTTGAATTACAATACAAAAACTCAAGTGGCAGCGCTATAAACTTATCAGGATATGGTGGTAAAATGCAAATTAAATCAAATTATGCCGATAATTCCCCTACAATATATCTTACATTAAGTAGCTCCCTCCAAGCAGATGGAACGGGACTAAACTTCAGTGGATCTAACGGCTCTACTCCAACGGCTTCAGGTTCAATTGGGGTATTTATATCAGCCGATACTTCGTCGTTACTTACGTTTGATACTGCTTTATACGATTTAGAAATTACATCAGGTAGTATAGTAACAAGAATTTTAGAAGGACAAGTAAAATTATCAAAAGAAGTAACTAGATAATGGCAGATTGTGCAAAACCAATAAATATTATTCCGAATAATAATACTGTTAAGATAGTAAACACTAATAATACTATCAAGATAATAGATAATGATTGCTGTAAAACGGTTAGTGTTGAGCAACCTATTACTAGCGTCGTTCAGATATTAACTGGTCCATTAGGTTCAACAGGAAACACTGGACCTTCAGGATCGCAAGGTCCTTCCGGTTCACAGGGGCCTTCCGGTTCACAAGGTCCTTCAGGATCACAAGGTCTTTCAGGTTCCCAAGGACCATCAGGTTCACAAGGTCCTTCAGGATCGCAAGGCCCTTCAGGTTCATCTGCTCCATTTACATATGTTGGAGGAAATATTTGGAATACAACAAGTAGTATTCAAATTACAGGTTCATTTACAGTTTCCGGGTCTTCTACTTTTACAAATATAGGACCTGCTATTTTTAGTGGTAGTGTAACATCAACACAAGGATTTACAGGTTCATTACTTGGAACTTCTAGCTATGCGATAACAGCATCATTTGCTTTAAATGGTGGTGGTGGTTCTTCTATTGATACAGGTTCATTTGCAACAACCGGATCAAATAACTTTAAAGGAAACCAAATAATATCAGGATCAGGAATAAACACCATATTACAAGTACATGGAGCTAACGCTGAACCCTGGGCTTTTGGAATATACAACGATACTTATAATCCAACTCAATCAGTATTAGCTGGTTTTGTAGATAATACTGGTGAAGCAAGCATAGGCACAGAGATTAATAAACCACTTTACATTTACACAAATGCTAATTATGGAAACCCAACATTAATAATATCAAGCTCAGGAGTAACAATTGATAATAAATTAATCGTAAATAATGGTATAACCGGATCATTACAAGGAACATCATCTTATGCTACAACATCATCCTATGTACTGAATGCCGTAAGTTCATCCTTTTCAACTACTGCTTCTTACGTATTAAATGCTCAAACTGCTTCATACGTCCAAAATGCACAAAGTGCATCTTATGTATTGCAAGCAATAAGCAGTTCATTTGCAACTACATCATCATACGCTTTAACTGCCCAAACATTATTAGGAAGTGTAGTAAGTGCTTCTTACTCATCAACCTCTTCTTATGCATTAAATGCAGATTTACTAGACGGAAAAGATAGTACTATATTTGCAACTACAGGCTCAAATACATTTATAGGTAATCAAATAATAACTGGATCAATCTTAATGTCTGGTTCATCCTTTATATCAGGTGTAGACTATGTTGATTTTGATACAACCGCATCAAACGCAGGAGCAGTTGGTAGGTTAAAATGGAATGATACTGATGGAACTTTAGATATAGGATTAAAAGGAGGTAATGTTACACTACAAATTGGACAAGAAGAAGTAGCTAGAGTTGTAAATAAAACAGGAGCCAATCTATTGGAAGCTGATTACTATGTTGTTCGCGTTAGATCGGTTGCTGAAGGAGGAGCTCAAGGTCAGCGATTAGCAGTAGTGTTAGCACAAGCTAATAATGATGCCAACTCAGCAACTACCTTAGGAGTTGTCACTGAAAATATAGATAACAATCAAGAAGGATTTATAACCCTTTCAGGTCAAGTACGAAATATAAACACAACGGGCACACTGCAAGGAGAGACATGGGTAGATGGCGATCTATTATATCTGTCCCCAACCACACCAGGACATCTTACAAATATAAAACCACAAGCACCCCAACATATGGTTATTGTTGGGTATGTTGAATATGCTCACATTAATCAAGGTAAGATTTTTGTTAAGGTAGATAATGGGTATGAGTTAGATGAATTACACAATGTTGCAATAAATACTGGATCTCTATCATCTGGAGACTTACTTATTAGAAGTGGTAGTGTTTGGGTTAACTCAAAACAATTAACAGGTTCATATGCAATTACTGGAAGCTTAAACGCAACATCCTTTTCTGGATCGCTACAAGGTACTGCAACAACAGCATCATACGTCCAAAATGCACAAAGTGCATCTTATGTTTTAAATGCAGTAAGCGCTTCTTATGTACTAAGTTCAAGCTTTGCAACTACATCATCATACGCTTTAACTGCTCAAACACTATTAGGAAGTGTAGTGAGTGCTTCTTATGCTGTAACCGCTTCTTTAGCTCAATCAGTTCAATTTGAAGGAAAACCTCTATCAGCTGGGTGGCCCAATAACTACATAATCCCTGCAAAATTAACTACTCCAATAATTAGTTTAGCAGGATCCTCTACTACAGATACTTCCGCAAATATAAGGTATTATCCTATACAATTATCAAGAGATACATTAATATCTTCTATAGGCGCACTTGTAAGAGGTACATTAGCTGCTAATACAGGTTCATATAGATTGGGAATATATAATAGCACAGAAGCATCAGTACTATTAGCACAAGGATCTACTGCACTCCCTGGAACATTATTAGCAGATTATGGATTAATAAGTCAAATATCAACATCCCAGGCATTTGTACAAATAGCAATATCTGATATTAATAGACCAACTTTAAAAAAAGGAGAAATATATTGGTTAGCAATATCTCCTTCAGGAAGCACAACTCAAGCACTTGGCCCATCTAATGCTACGGCATGGAGTGATTATTTTGGTATTATCCCATCTACTACTACCGTAGCCTCTTATATTGGACTATCTGTTACTGCAGATGGTGGAGCAGCATTACCTAACCCAGCAAACACTTCATCTATAGCATTATTATCAACTACTAACATGAAGGGGTTCCCAATATTAAAAATAACAGGTTCAGTAGTATAAAATAAATAATAATGGCAATAAATAGAGTAATACAAAGAGTAGAAGACGAATATGGTCAACCTATATTAGATAACAATGGTAGAGAACAATACATAACCTTAAGCGAAACCATAACTGAAGATATTCCTGAACCCACCACTTCAATTGATATTAATAGCTTAACTATAGAACAATTAATAGAATTAAAAAAGAAATTAGACAGTTTATCTCTATAATATTTATAACAAACATATAAATCCATGAACATTCCAATATATCCTGGTTCATCATCATTTTTTCCTGGTAACACCCCCTTCGGATTTTATGATTTAGACTATCAATTTCAGGTAGATGCTGATAAAGTAACACTATTTTGTGCTAGAAGATTAGGATATCCAATTATAGATATTGAGTTACAAGACATAAATTTTTATGCTGCATTCGAAGAAGCAGTTACTACTTATGGTAATGAATTATATGCCTTTAGAGTTAGAGATAATTACTTGTCTTTAGAAGGAGCATCTACAAGTACTACTATTAATGATGCTATTATAACTCCAAATTTAGGAAATTTAATTAAAGTATCTGAAATGTATGCTGCAGAAGCAGGAGCCGGAGGTAATGTTCCTTGGTATAAATCAGCAATCTCAGCATCATCAGGAGTTCAAGATTATGACTTAAATGAATGGGCAATCTCTCAAAGTTATAGTAATAACGATATTGAGATTAAAAGAATATTTTG